TCTCGAGGAAGTTGATGTAGACGAGATTTAGGACTGGTCCCGCTCCCCCCGTCGCGGGATCATAGGGGTGCCCTCACTACTCCCCCTGAGGGCACCCCGCCCCACCATGCAACCTGAATCGAGAATAGTAAAAAAGATCAAGGAATACTTAGAGTCTCGAGGGGCTCGGGTGTTCAAGATCCATGGGGGGGATAACCCTTTTCAGGAGGTCGGTATCCCAGACCTCATTGTATGCTATCAGGGCAAGTTCCTGGGATTGGAGGTGAAGCTTCCGGGAGAGAAACCATCGACTGTGCAACAGGTAGTACTCAAACAAATCAGGGCTAGCGGAGGTATTGCAGCAGTAGTAACCTCGGTATCAGATGTAGTACCTCTCCTAGACGGTGACCAGTAATGGCCTAGTAATCTCAAAAGGAGCGAGTTGTTGTTGCGCAAGCTGACACTAACCACAGCCCTGGGTCTTCTGGGGCTAGGGCTAACGGGACAAACAGCCCAGGCGAAACGGACTCAGTATGACATTACGAAGCAAGCAGTCTGTTACTTCTTCAAGGGCGATCTCTGTCCGACGGCAATGAGGATTGTCAACTGCGAAACCGGCGGCAACTACACACCGTGGTCTGCCAACGGTCAATACCTCGGGATCTTCCAAATGGGAAGTCGCGAGCGAGCTACGTACGGCCATGGCGATAACGTCTGGGCCCAGGCGAAAGCAGCATACCATTACTTCCTCGTCGCTGGTTGGAGCCCATGGCTCAACTACGAACCCCCAGGTTGTGGTGGCTGATACATCACGCGACGTATGACATGCGACGACACGTTCCTGTCGCCTAAGGACGCCTAGGGAAACTCGCTACGTCGTCACTACGTATCGCGTCGCACGCACAACGACTAAAGCTGAGGCCCCGTCACACGACTGGCGAGGCCTCAGCGGGGGATGAAATAACGCCGGTCGTGTGTAGAGCTAAGGGGATCATTTCCGATAAGATAACCCTCAGCATTCGGCCCGGCGTTACACTTATTGTATCACACGGGAGTGGTCCAATCTTTCAGGCGGGTGTGTACCTCGTGAACCAGACAGGAACGGTCCATGTACCTGACCTGCCGCTGGCTGTACGGTACGTGACGATCCCGCTGACCACCTTCGTAACCGTGACTGGTGCTGAGGAACCGTTGCGCCACTTCGAACCGTTCGTTGGAATCACATGCGTCACCGGTGCCGTCACTATCTGCCCCCCTGGTGGTGTCGTTGTGGTGGTGGTCGTAGACGTCGTAGACGTCGTAGTTGTCGGGGCTGTGGTAGTTGTAGTCGTTGTCGGTGTCGTGGTGGTAGTGGTAGTCGAGGTCGTGGGAGGGCCACCAGGAAGTGGTGCAGCTGTCGGTGACGGGGGAGAGTACGTATTGCCAGTGAATGTGTTTCCGGACTGATCGCAAGGCGGTACGTAGCATCCCCACGCAGGCGATGGTTCCTCAAAGGCATTGTTAGTAATGTAGAACGGAGTGAACGTTCCGTCAAACTGAATCGACGATTGCCCGTCGCAGTTACTGTTCTGGTATAGCCAGTTCACCGGGCAACCGAAGGTATCATTATTGAAGGTCACATTCTTAGCCGGTGGAGCCCCGCCAAAGTTCTGGATCTGAACATGATAGACAACGTTACGCTCGAAGATCGTGTTTTCGATGGTCAACCCATCCGCCGTTACCAAGAACAAGCCACCGAAGTGACAGTCGCTCGGAGCGCGTCCTTCATCTCCATTTTGGTCGTGAATGTTCAGGCCGTCGAGGACAATGTTCTGAGGAACTTGATTCGTGACTCCACCGGCAAATCCGATCTTGTTCTCAATCCCCGGTCCTTGAAGGATCGCGCAGCCGGTGGAGACGGTGGCTGGCCCCACGTCCATGTCCATGAACGTCACGAACTTCGAGTTGAAGACCCCGAAGCTCGTCGAGTCTGTCCCTGAAACGATTACATGGTCTGGGATCTGATTTGGGCTGCTCGTCTCGGTATCGATGTAGCCGGTCACCTGGATCCCGTAGGGACCTCCTCGCGTCTCACCTCCGTTTACCCAGATGTTCGAGCCGTGGATCTCGAGCACCCCGTTAATCTTCACGCCCGATCCAATGAACTGCACACAGCTACTCGGGGTGGCGGGTGCACAGGACTGATTCAGCATATCGTTCCTGGCCTGGATCACCTGACCCGAATAGGAGCCGGGGGCCATCGAGATGATCTGACTGTTCTGTGCCTTCTGGTATGCCCCATTCATACTTGAGCATGGGGAGCTGGAGGTCGTGCATGAGTTCGAGTCGTTGCCGTTCGGAGCGACGTACAGGCTCGCCACCGCCGTTCCGACAGTCGTCGTTGTAGTGCTCTGCGTGAGGTTGTTGTAGCCGGCCAGGAAGCCACCAACCAACAAAGCCGCTGCGGCCACTCCTCCTACTACCCCTGTGATAACGGGGTTGCGCTTGTACAACGGTACCTTCGGGGGTGGTTCAGCTGTCATCGTGTACCCTCCTTTGGTACCGCTGGCCACGTGCTTGTATCGGTTCCCGGCTTCTCATCGACGAAGTGCGCCTCCCAGAGTGCAGACAGGAAGTCGCGGTTGTTGCGGCGGTCAAGGAACGTACCCAGCACGACCACGATTGCCAGTAGGAACATCGCACCCACGCAGAAGGCAATCAGGGTGTTCGTGTTCATTCTTACCTCCGTTTATGCGCCGTTCGGCTTGGCGGATGTTCGGTCACTTATGATCCCCATTCTTACCATTGCCGCTGTCAGGTAGTGAAACGATCAGGATTGCGACCCCACCGACCAACCCCAAGGCCGCGAGTAGACGCTCCTGGTAGGTGCGCCCACCGATCAGAACCACCAGAGCCAGCACGAGCGCAATGACCGAGCAGATGGAGAGGAGGACCTTGCGCTTCGTTGCCCAACTCATTAGTCCTCCTCTCCACTCGAGGTCAAGTGCTCAGATCCTCTCTAGATGCCAGGTGTGGCCGCCACCATCCTCGCCGTAGTCCTCGGGCTCGCGCTGCGGCACGGCGTTGATCGGCCCCGATACTCCCTCGGGCGGGAACGTATAGAGGTTGAATGTCTGATCACCGTTGTCCTGAAGCATGAGTGCGTAGACGTTCGGATCAGAACCGTCGTTGTAGAACACCTGCTGGGCGGTGGTACCTGGCAGCATGATATCGCCTCCTCCGTTGGGGATCTCAGGGGTCTCAGGCGGGATCTCAGGACCACCATCTCCACCACCGCCCGATTCCTCACCAGTCACTTCGATCGTACCGGAATCGACACCGGCCTTCGAACCATGAACCTCAAAGTCAGTCGAGCCTGTGTAGTCGAGCGGGTAGAAGACATTGGTATAGCCCCGGTTGGGTACCACCCGAAGCTCCTTACCGTCCGCCTGTACGGACGCCGTCTTACCTTCAACGATATCGAGGTCCCACTCAATCACGACGACCTTGCGGACATCGCGTACTTCAACAGCCATTGATGCCTCCTTGTTCGTTTGTAGTCAAAGTGGGCGGCCCGCATCGAGTTGCGTGCCAATAAGTGGAGCACCATGTGTGTAGTTCGTGTGGTGCGTCATTTGCTGCCCGGACCCCCAAAGTCGCTCGACATTGATTCCGACGTGAACGTGCGGCGAGTTATCGGGAGAGTATGCAACTCTGCCAATAACCGCGCCCCGATCAAACCTTCTGCCGACAGGTGGTGAGGTTTCTAGATGCCCGAACCACCATCGAAGCCCGGAATCGCCATCCGCGTAGAACGCATAGCCATGCGAAGCAGTGCCGGTGCGCGTGCACTCCAGCGCCTCAGGCGCGAGTACATTCTTGCCTTGGTACCAGACGGCATCGAACGCTGGGTAATACGGCAACCCACCAGTAGCATGTGTCAGGTCGTAGGTGCGCACAGACGGCCCCTCACCGATTGACCCAAGGTCGATCTTGTTGCTAGGGTCAGGTCCGGGATCCGGTTCGTTCCCCTGAAAGAGATCCCATGCCTGATTGATTAGGCTTACGGAGTAAGCATCCATAGCCATCTCACCCTCGTGCGCTCCCTCAGGACAGCGAATCGAACGCAGTGTGTTGAACGTCTTCTCACCGACCCAGCCGGTTGGATCGATGTTCTGCTGCCGCTGAACCCCCGCAATGCCGGACTGACTAACGTTGCCACTGCGTCCATGAGAGAAGTTGTTGGAGAACTCATCATCGAACTCCTGCCACGGCCAACGGCCCGCACGAGCCACCGTCCGTTTGTAGGCAATAACATCGGGCCCACCGATGCTTGGCGTCTTCCCTGGCGCGGCGTCGGGCGGATACAGCGAGCGGGGAAATCCCTTCACCTTGACCATCGGCCCACCTTTGTATGGATCTTCGTACCAGGCCATCACATCCTCCTTTAGTAGAGGGTCCACCGCAGGAGGCTAAGCGAACGGTGGACCCTCCTCGCTACCGCCTCGCTTCAGTAGCACCGTTACAGGGCTAACTAAATCGCCTAGCGCCCATGTAATCCTTCATATCCTTCAACGGCGTTACTTCAACCGTCGCACCCGTATGAGGCGCCTGGATGATCTCACCATGCCCGATATACATGCCGACGTGACCCGGCAGTGTTTCACCACCACGCTGAATCGAATCGCTGCCCTTGAAGAAAACAGCATCCCCCGGCTGCAGTTTACCTGTAGGCACCGTTTTGCCTGTATTCCACTGGTCGTATGTCGTGCGCGGTATGTCAACACCCTGCTTCGCCCACACGAACTGTAACAACCCTGAACAGTCGAAGCCCTTCGCTGACTCACCACCCCATACGTACGGAGTACCCAAGTATTGCCTGCACAAGGCAATCGCACCCGCTGCCGACTTGGAGATGGCACTGGATGGGTTAGCGAACTTGAAGTTGAAGTTCTGTTGCTGGTCTTGTACGCCCCTCTGCTCTTCCACAGTAGGCATCGGCTTGCCGGCGGACTCGAGGGCTTTGATAACGAATGGCGATACGCCACCCAAGTTACGTAGGGCAGATACTACATTGCCAAAGCCTCCACCCTGTGGGTTACGGCTGAGTTGCTGAAACGCAGCAGGACCGGCCAAGGGCGCAGCGCCAGTCGGGGCGTTGAGCGCTGGTGGCGATTGTTGCTGTTGAAAGCCTTGATAGCCCGGCGTCGCTACAGCCTGTGGTACGTTCATACCCTTCGACCCCTGAAGCACGTTGGTCACATAGTTCTGTGTCTCCTGGTATGGGGGTATTCCGCCGTACTTACGCACGGCAGCGGGACCAGCATTGTACGCGGCCAGTGCATTGCTAACATTACCACCGAACGCGGCGAGCTGCTGCCTGAAGTAAGTAGCAGCACCCCTCAGATTCTGGACGGGGTCGTTGATGTTAGTCACACCCAACGACTTCGCTGTTGCCGGCATCAACTGACCAAGACCCACAGCACCGACGGGCGACACGGCATCGGGATTCCAACTCGATTCATGTCCGATAAGAGACATGAACACGGGCAACTGCTCATTCGTTAGCCCCGCACCACGACCCGCCTGAGCCGCCATGGACTGCAGCATCGAGGGCGTGTATTGAATACCTGAGTTAGCCTGGTCTACCATTTACCCTCCCGCGGGAGTTAGAACTGGGGGCTTCATACCCTTGACTGCACTCTGCCATTGTGACTCAACTTGACCAATGCCTGTCCCTTGCCACAACGCATTGACGAGCGTCTCCATGTCCTTGTCGCCCGTAAGATGTGAGCCCGTCGCTTGAGCGGCAGCAATCTGGGCATGATTGTACCCATGGTGCGCCATCCAATCGAGGGTGCCGGCAAGCTTCGTGACAGGCGGCAAGGCCTTCCAAGTCTTGGCATGATGCTGTGCCGCGTAGGAATGCTGGAAGAGATCTCGTTGCTCCACAGCATCATAATCAGCCTTGAGCTTGGAGAGTACAGCAGGTGGCAGGTTGTTACCTGTCAGTTTCTTATACAACGCCTCCTCCCCAGGCAACCTATCGAGCTTCTGCTGAAGCTGAAACTTGATCCGCTCCACAGTAGGCAGGGCCATCTCAAAGTCCTTCTCGCCCAGACCTGCAGTCGTTGTCGGGTTACGCAACTTCTCGAGTGGCACGCCACCGAACCTGAGCGCTGACTCTACAGGCCCCTTCGCATACGTACCGCCGGGCTTTTGAAACGCAGGCACCATCGACTGAATCGCAGACCACGGCTTGAAACTACCTGCCAAGTCCTTGAGCGGGCCCGTCAATCGCTCCTGCCCCTTGTACGTAGAACCATACTTCGTTTGACCTGACAATAGCGCAAGGGCTGCGTTGGGCACAGGTGCAGCCTCGCCCAACAGGTTCTCTGTCTGGGCATACGTCGCACCAGGTAGCTCACTCAGGATGTTGCCCAGTGTACCTGTAGGCGCGATCATTGAAGTGGGCATCAACCAGTTAGCGCCAATCGGCAGGCCGAGCCTGTGACCCGCCTCCATCGGCAAGCTCTCCAACAGGTACTCAGGCGGCAATCCCCCATGCTTCTTGTAATAGTCCTCAACGTACTGCTGCCCAACATTGGCAGCCTTCAGACCCACAGCAGCCTGTACTGGGTGTTGTAGCGGGAAGCGCGCTGCGTACGTACTCGCGCCCCTAGTCCAGCCGTAGGCGGTCATCATCTTCTGCAGTGTCGCCCGCTCGCTCGGTGTCATTTCAGCGTAGTTGATCGCTTCACGCGAGCCCTGTCCGCCTACGATACGACGGAACTTGGCGGGATCGTTCTTCATCAGCTTCTTCCACGAGGCAGCAGTGTGATACCCCTCAGCGCCAAGTTCATGAATGCCCGCCATTCGCCGTGCCCACTCATCGTTGATAACGTGCCACTTGCCCTGTAGCCCCTTGACGATCTTGCCACGACCGAAGATACTCTTCGCTGCCGACGGTCCTCCTGCTGTGGAGAAGGCGATGCCCTTACCCGTCGCACCATCGAACATACCCTGTTCCTCTGGTGTGAGCTTCGGGAACTCTCTACCGAGCCGTCGCCAGTTACGACCCATGAACGCCCCTTGCTGTGCCGCACCGATGAGCCCATTCTGAATCGCCCACTGGAAGTAGCTTGGGGACATGAAACGGCCTGAACGGATCGCCTGCGTACCAATGTCCATCGTCTTGAGCACCTTCGACTCCGGACCCGGTGAGGCTTCGTACGTCTTCATGGAATCGATCAGACTCTTGGGCAGGTAGGTGTAGTTGTCGGGATTGGCCGCGATCTCCTTCTCGGAGGCGATCATACGGCTGCCCTTACCGGCAGTGAACTGCTGAGCAAGATTCTGATCGCTCATATGAAGAAATGGATGAGACTTAAGGTTCTTCGGAGTGACGAGACTAGGGTCAGTCTGAACCCCCTCAGGGGGCTTCCTGAGACCAACCCACTTACGGAAGTCGTCGATCTGGGTGTGATGAACACCTGAGTTATGTAGTGCCCGCCACCGATCATAGAACGTCGTGCCCCGAGCTAGGCTCGCCGCGTCCTCAGGAGGCATGCGAGTTTGTAGGCCGCCCTGTTTGATACGGATCTCGTTCTCCATGTCGAGGCGTGCCTTACGCCCCAGCCGATTAGCAGCTGCAATGCCCGTACTGTCAAGTCCAAACTTGCCGGCGATGCGTTGCCCGAGCCTCGCTGTCGGCGGCGGATTCAACACGCCCTCAGTTAGTCGCGGGTCGAGGAACTTCTGTAGGTAACCACCGAGGGCGGACTTGTACGCCGGAGGTGTAAGAGTAAGACCACCCGGTCCACCCAGGTTCAACTCACGTTCAACCGACTGGGGTCGAAGTAGAGTCTTTCCGACTTGTTGCGCTTTGCTGATACCCGCAGCCCTCGCGAGCTCCCCAGCACGCCCAAGTTCACTCGCACGCGCAGCCGCACCCGCTGCTGTGAACGGTATCGCTGCGAGGTTCTCGATCAACGAGGTTGGGTCTTGCTGCCACTGTCGCACTGGATGCTGCACAGACTCTGCAACGTTACCGAGCATGGCGTTGACGTCCGCCGTAAGGGGGTGCATGTTAGCGCCCTTGCTACCCGGGTGCGCGATAAGGTTATACGTCTCAATCGGCAAATCCTCGCCGAGCACCTTGACTAACCCTGGACCCAAGCTCGCCAGCTGCTTGGCGAAGCCCCCAGTGATCTGCTGAAGCTTACCGAGATCGGGTGTAATACCCGCAGCCTTCGCCTGATTCAGGTCAACAGTCACCGACGGCGACCGCCCAGCGAACTTATCCGAGAATACCTGATTGACGAGGTCCTGTTGTGCCTGATGGTTGAGCGCAGCGAAGTTCTTCACCAACGGCTTGCTGTGCTGAATAGCGGCAACTACACGCGGGGTCGGGTTCGCGAGGATCTCCTTTACATCATCGCCCGCTGAAGCGTAAAGCGTGGGGTCCTGGATTGTTGCCACAGCCTTGGCCTCAGACGATATGGCGTTCGCGTTCTGCTGTGCCTGCCCAATCTGGGTCATCACACCCTGACCGGCAGCTGCCAGCGGTGTCGGGTTTACTGGCGCCGTCGTTGGAAGTGGTGGAGCGGCGGGGTGAACATGTACGCCCTTCGTCAGGTTTGGGAGTCCAAACGGGTCACTGCCCGGGGCATTGGGCAATGCGTTTAGACCTCCTGGAATACCCTGACCCAACTTCGCCATCACTGACCCCTAGTCGATTGGTGGTGGTGGATGAAATCGATTAGTTCTTGCTTGCCCACAGTCCTGGGTGACACTGGGAAGCCGAAGGACCTGGCCAGGTCGGTAAGGCCGGATAGGCTCATGTTCATTAGATCAGGTGTGGTATACGACGCCGGGTCACCGAGCTTCCAGTCACCGGGCAGTCCGAGTTTTGCTTTGAGCATGTTAGTAATCATCTTACCGCTCATGTCGGGGAACGCCTGATGAATGGTCTGATACATGGCATTGGGGTTGGTGATCGGCGTGCCATGCGTACCGTACGTGGAAGCGAACTGATTACCGTTCATCGTAGTCTTGATGTACGTATACCATGCCCCATTTTTGCCATGACTCTTGTCGAAGTACACGTTGCCCGGCGGCTTCTTGCCAGTGATACCGCCCAGACCCTGGCCGTAGTTGGCAGCAGCAACCGCCAGCGGGTCTGTGGGGTCAAGGTACTTCTTCGTAGTAACAGTAACGGGCTTGTTGCTGTTCTTACCACCCATCAAGCCGTCGATGAAGTTCATAGCATTGCTCTGATCCTGAACCTGAAGCCGCGTCGTGGCGTTTTGATCCATAATGGCGTAGTGTTGCTGTCTCAGTACGTACTCCGCATCAGAGATACCAATCCGTTGAGCAGCCTGCTTCTCCTGCACCGACATGTGCTGAATCCGAGCTGCCACATCGGCGGCACTGATCTTGAGCTTCTTGTTCGCGAGGCCCTGATTGAACGCTGCCACCTCTTGAGAGAGTGTCACCTTATCTCCCGTTTGATCGAGAGCCCGCGTCGTAGCGTATTCGGTGAAGCCCTCATGCTGTGCCTTGATACCCAGCTCGGTATCCGTCTGAGCAAGCTTGCGCTTCGTCGCCTCCCAAGCCTGCGCGCCCTGTTGGCGCTTGAGTTGTAGCTGCGCCTTCGCTAGGTCATATCGCTGCTGGGCAGTCTGAAGCTTCGCGTAGTTGCTCTGCGTCAACTTAGACTTAGTGCCCTGAATCGTGGCGATCTGATCCTTGAGTGTTTGGATCTTGTTGTTGATATCTGCCTGCGCGGTACGCCGCTGCTCCAGCTCCATAGCCGGCAGTACCTGCCCAGCAAACTGATTCGCCTGGTCAGTACCGATCACGCCCAGCTCGAGGGACGTTAGCCGATTGTTCGCGCCCGTCGCTGCCGTCGCCGTCGCGAAGGGGTCAAGCGATGAAGTGAACTGTCCTGTAGATACCGGCCCGCCGGTTTGCTGTGCTACACGCTGTGCCTCTGCGGCGGAGTTCTGCTGAAGGTTGTTGAGTTGCTGACCCGCCTGTTGATAGATCGCTTGAGCATCGGACTCAGCCATTTGGTTGAACTGACCTGTATACTCAGCTGCGTGTTGCGCGTAGGGCATCAACTGATTAAACTCCTGGGTCAACGCCGCTTGCTGTTGCTGACCTGTTCGTTGAAGTTCTCCCACCTGCGCAGTGAGTGGTGCCGTCTGACTTGTAATGTCAGCTGATGCCATCGCCTGCGCCTGGCTCATTATTGGGTCTGCTAGTTGCTTCGCTGCAGCACTAGCGATAGCGGCCCGCGCCCCCGCGTTACTCGGTGCTGGCCCATACGTACTACCACCGTAGGTCCAACCATCACCTGTATATCCGACCGGAACCGGAGGTGGATTCAGCGGTCCTGAGGCGCTATCTGGTCCGAGTTCAACTGCCATTAGCCATACCTCCTACCGTTGTAAGTCCAACCGCTGCCCGTGTATCCGACTGGCTGTGTAACTGCAGCACCGCGTGTCGGTGTTATAGAGCCCTCCGCCGCGGCATTACGCGCCGCCTGATAGTTGGGAACACTTAGACCCTGGCCAGCAGCGAGGAGCGTTTGTGCTGCACCGCTAGAACCTGCGCTAGCAGGATGAGCCTGAACCTGCTGGATCATCTGCTGACCCACCGGAGACTCAGCATAGCCGATGTTCGCATCAGCATCAACTTGCCCTGAGCCCGTCACATTCTCACCGCCACCTCCACCACCTACGCCGCCGCCCACATTTGCCTGAGACCTCATCGCTGCGAGGAGTTGCGCTTGCTGAATCGCTGCGAGGTTACGAGCCGCTGCACTCGCTAGGTTCTGTTGGTTCTGCATGTTGTAGTTAGTGACCATGTTTTGCGACTGGTTGTACAGGTCGCCTAAGGTTCGTTGGGTGTTGAGCCCCAACTGCGCCAGGTTCTGTTGGTGTGGGTACAGCGCCTGTTGCGTTTGTATCTGTCGGTTGCCCGAGAAAAGAGTGCCCTGATTCTGAGCAGTGCCCACAACACCCCGCAGTGCATCCTGCTCCTGTTGAAGTTCCTGTGCCGCTTGAATGTTCGCGTCCTGTACCACAGTCCCGGGAATAACGTTGCCCGTGTTCGGGTCCATGTACCCCAGCTGCTGCAACAGGCCCGCGTACTGCTGACCGATTTGCGCTCTCAAGGCCGAGTCATCGGCGAGGTACTGCTCATCGGTGAACGCCCCGAGCGGGTTGGTGGGGAACGCCAGCTGTTGGGGTAGTCCATACCCCTGAGGCACCCCGAACTGTTGGAGAGGATCAACATAGAAGTTGGGATCATCAGTGGGAGTAGCATTGAGCATACCGCCCACATTGGTCTGGGGGTTGGGGGTATATCCGATACTACTCATACATCCCTCCTTATCAGGTCGCGTCGAAGCAGCAGAACTGGAAGGCCGAGTCAATCCACGCGCTCGGGGTTGTCATGTAAACGAGGAGCACCGTGCCCGAAGCGGCGGCAATCCCACCAACCACCGACTGTCCTGTCGGCGTAACCATTGGGACGGGCTGGAAGAGACTAGTCGCCAGAGTGATCGTGTAGTTCCCAGCACTCGGATGCGCAACGGTGAACCCCGCGCCGAGGCTAATGGCTCCGCTGGCCTGCACGAACCCAATGTAGGCGGGGCCGTACACCCGCAGCCACGACTTCCAGGAGCCGCCGTCGTAGCGGCGCTCCCAGCGGATGGTCGTGTTGTACTCGTAGGCGATCTGGCGAATGTTGTTGCCACCGTTGAGAACTTGCATCTGAAAGTAACCACCAGAAACAGGTGGACAGTTTGAGATCGGCAACGCAGAGTTGAGCCAATACCAGCCTGTCGCCGTAAGAGAGTTACAATCACGCAAACCTATCGGGGGGTCAGTCTGCGAACCGTCAAGGTTGTCCGGAAGATCAGACTGTGCGATTGGCTGCCACACTGCAGCGCCACCAACACCCTTGATCCACTGGCCGTTGACGACCGGAACCGGAGTGCCAAGCTTGACGCCGCTTCCAGGCCAAGCACCCGCAACCTTCGGCCCCCACAGGTATGAGTCGGAGTATGATGTGCCCTTGAACGCAATGGAGATCTGAATCGCCCCTGCATCTTGAGTGCTGCTCACACCGAACGTCTCTGTGGGAAACGCCGTGCTGGGCAATAGGTGATCGGCCAATACACATCGCCAGCTGAAGTTCGGGTGGGATGTGTTCTGACGTGAGTTCATATCACCAGGAACAGTGATCGTCGGCGTGCCGCCTGTCGAGCCTGCACCTACGTAACCAATGAGCATATCGGCCTGGGTCAACGTCAGAGATGGCAGGTTCACTCCGGCCGTCGTTGCGATGGCAGAGGCAGAGGCATCGACACCGCCCCCGCCCTGGATGGCATAGAATGAAATCAACCCGTAACCGCTAGAGCCAGTGCTCGCGAATGAGATACTACTACCCGCATCCCCGTCACCCATTGCAGCCTGCTTCGTATATACCGCAAGCGTCTTCGGCTGGTTGGCACCACCAGCGGACATTGGAGCGATGAGCGTTGTCCATCCAGACGGCCCCGCAGTGATTGAGGTGTCGTTCGTCTGATAAACGACAAAGCACCAATCGCCTGCAGTCACACCCGCCGGAATCGTGTAGCTGGGGCTGTGGTTCCCTGCGACAACGGACTGGCCAGAGTTTCTGTAGTTCGGTGCAATCGTGCCACCCTGCTGCACCCAGAAATCACCATTATTACCGTCTGCCGAAGTTGGCGCCCGATTTCCACTAAGGACCGTGCCCCCAGCCCCACCCGGAGATCCCTGCGTCGCCCACCACTGTAAGTTGTACCAAACTGGCCACCAATCATCACTACGCCTGGTAGGAATCAGAGGCCAGTTGACGTTCTGAGTCATTACGTCTTGATGATCCAGTTAATCACGAGATAGGATGGTGCATCATTCGCCGCCGTACCGCCCGGTCCGATAGTACCACCAATCGCAGGTAGCGAAGTCGGGTTACCAACGGTCATCGACGCGACGTTGAGGTCTGAGTGCTCAGCGCTCTGTGTGAGGAAGACGCCACCGCTACCGGGGGGCATCACCTTGACCGCAGAGTCTGAGGAGATACTGTGTGCGTGGTTCGGCAGCGTCAAACCGTTCGTGGAGTTGTGCTTCGGACGACGGCTAGCGAGCGCAACGCCATCGTTTAGGCCCAGAGTCGCAACGTCCGAGTGGCCACCTGAGGCAGCAAATCCCGTAGGCACACGCCCACGCATATCGGGTAGGTTGAAGGTCGTTGACCCGTCGCCTGCACCATAGGTCGTAGCGATGAGTGCAAACAGCGCTGAGTAAGTAGTACGCGAAACGGCGGTACCATCACACAGCAAAAATCCCGTAGGCGCTGCTGCCGCAAACCATGGCATGCCGGCACCTGTGGGGATTGTGCCACTACCGCCCGTTGGTGCAGCCGGCGCCCAGGCTGTACCGCTCCATGTCGCTACCTGACCGGAGGTCGCACCCGACTGGCCCAACTTGCTCAACTGCAGGCCAGCAGCGGCAGCTATGTTGGTATCATCGATTCCACCATTGATGATCGTCTGGATCGCCTGAAAGTTCGCAAGGACCTGGGAGACGTCCTCAGGCTGCCCGGCAACCATCGAGGCTGGATTCACGATGTTGTAAGCGCCCATGTTATCCTCTCAGTCCTAGGGTTTGGCAATCGAAGGCAAGATTGTATATCGCCCACTCGCCCACAGTCAGAACGTTGAGCTTACTGCCCATCGGGAAGTTCTGCAAGCCCGTGGCAGTCTCACTGTCGGTGATAGCGATAGAGAAGGCCTTACCGTACACGTCCAGGTTGATGACTTGCTGCTGAACGTCGGACGAGATTCCCCAGTTACCAGCACCCCAGTTACCACCGCCCCACAAATCATAGCTGTTGAGCAGGTTGACAGGCGCAGTGACTGTGGGCCCAACCTCGTAGTTTCGCTTGACCTGGAATGAGAACTTGCCTCGACCTACAACCTTGACCCGACGGAGGTACTTAGTCAGAGTCGGACTGCCCAGAGAAAGCGCCCCGCTCTGCACTGTCGAGACGATAGTCGCACCGTTATCGGTGCCATCCGGTGAGAAAATCCACAGGAGGATATTAGCAGTATTGCTTCCCCCAAATAGCTGCTCGATCGTACCCTGCCTCACCGTAGTGAATGCCGTAGCGTTGAGACGATGCATCGACCAGGGCCCAGGACCAATGTTACCACTGATTTGGTACACCTGCCCCAACCGTGGGTAGTATTCAATGGTCAGCGTGGGCACAGACGAGCCCGCCTCAGGCAACGCCCAACCACAACGGTCATTCAGCTGATAGGCGAAGACATTCCCGAGCGCACTCAGGTTGAGGTTACCCGGCCGAAACAGCGGATCGATCTTGTAGGAGATGAGACGTGACGACGAGTCGCCTTGCCACCAACACACGCCTAGGCGCGACAGGTAGTACATCTTATCCTCCATGTGCACCACAGAGAAGTGTGACTCGCAGCCCTTCTCGAAGTCTGCAGTGCGGTTGGCGAACGATGCGGGATCGTACACAACCTGTGCGCGACGGCGCTTGAACGCCACCAGGAAGAGACCATCGCTAGCGAGGCAGGTGAGGGAATCACCGTCGCCGTGAAGGATATCCACATAGTTCAGAGCGGGCCACGTACCTGGGTCACCTGCCGCACTACTGTAGAGGCGATCCGGGTTACCCGTGGTCGTCGCCCACATCGTGTCCTTCCACGTGCGCAAATAGTAGATGCCCGAAGGTGCACCGCCCACCGCAGCATACGTTGTCCCGTCCCAAGAGCCAAGCAACGTACCCTCTGCGAAATACACCTTAGAGTTCTGTGTCTCGAAGGCGGCAGGCACCGTTGTCGAGAGGCCCGCCACGACCTGCGTCCACGTGATGGCGGTGGCAGTAACGTCGGAGGTGTAGTACATCTTACCAGCCGACGTATGCACCAACACCTGGGGGTTCGAGCCCGGCCGATAGAACGTATAGGCAGAAATGATGCGCTCTGTCCCCACCCCCACCGGTCCTGTAGTACGCTCCCCCAATCGCTTTGCCAAACCGCCAGCATTATCGAAGACGACGTTCTCACACTTCCACAGATCTCCAGGTTGGAGTTGATCGGGCGAGTCCCGAATGTTGATACCACCGTTGAATCCTTGCGTGGCAAAGCTAAATGGAGCGACGGCGTACGGCGGTGCAGTGCTAGACATCGTAACTCGCTAGGTCGTCGACAATGAGGTCAGCAACACTCTCATCCTTCATCGATTCCCACTTGCCCGCGCGTGTCACTAGCGTATCGCCATAGCCGAGGAGATCGACCTGCGATCGAACGTACTCCTCGAGCGATGGGCGATCCTTCTCAGGCATGCCCTTCCAATTGGCGATCCACTTGGCTACGTCCGCCCGAGTAATCAATATCTCGCCTGGACTCACCACCACTGATTGTCGGGCAGCACCCGCTCCTGTAGCTCCTCCATGGTGAATACGTCGTCCTGCAACAATCCTTCGATGCCCCCCTGCACCCTCGCCTGAGCGTCGTTGGCAAGCTCCATCTCATGCGCTCGACGGTGACATCTCACCAGAGCGGCATCGAGAATCAGCTCGTCGAATATCTGCGGTAGTACGGGAGTGTCAATCGGCGTGGACATATCGAGCAGGAACTGATGGAAGAACACCGTGTAAGTCAGTGCAACCTGCGGCGGAGGCAACAGCCAAATATTACCCAGATACACATAGTACTTAGCTGTGGTGCCTCGGGCTGCGGCAGCTGTCAAGTCGAGCCATAGCCAGTTGTTCTTGAAGCGCTCCTCCGTCTCAGGCACCAGCTTGTTGCGGTAGGGGTCGGTCTTGATGACGATTGTCTCGATGCTATCTGGGGTCAATGGACTGCCACTGGCAACGTTGATTTGGTAGGCACCCGGATTGACGGGGTAATCCTTCGACGCCTCCTGCCACGAGAACGGAAACGACCCCGCGATGTAGCGGTAGCCGAAGTTGATGTAGGTGCCCAGGGCAGTGTCGGAGTACGCATCGAACCCGCGAAGCTTCAGTTCATTCTTGTAGTCCTGGAACTGAAGCTTGCCGTTGATATCAGGCATCGTTCTTCTTCTCCGGTACGTGCATGGACCTGGTAAGCGGTAGTCGTGGCATTTTACCCTCCCGCTTCATAGCGACGGCAAGGTGTGCACCCGCCTCACCAATGTAGCCCTTGTAATATTCGTCGATTCGACGGTGGGCCTCCGCTTGTTCACTCTCAGCGGCATTGTACGGATCAAGGTATCCCCTCGCTTGACTATCTGATCGATACAATCGTTCGATACACCTACCGTCAAGCTCGGGCGTTGTGAAGACTAGGCGATCGACCCCGTCAACACAGTGCTCGACAAACGAGTACATGCCGTCGTAGGGGTTCAACTCCACCGTGATCCTACTCCCGAAAAGCTCACGAACTTGGCGGACGATGGAGAGTACATCGTCCTCTAAAGTCACCCATCCCTCTCGATGGGTATACCATGATTTCAATGCCTTTAGCTCCATCATCCGCCTCGTTCGTATTGTCCTAGGTATACGGTCCGCCCCATCCAGGGCTGAGCCAGAATGGATTGGTATCACCCGCAGCGTTGGCTACGGGATGTCGTCTGCGAGGTTGTAGATGACGCCCTGAACCTCTCGTCTCATACAACCCATATCGCAGTACTTATAAAGGGTAGCCTTGTAAGCATCGAGGTCAGTCGTCTCGACCTTGCGGAGAATCGCCCCGTCCCTGTTCATCCAGCGGAAGTCATTGCCGTTCAGCTGGACCCACAGCAGGTCGGAGGGGCGTAGGAAGAACATGTACTGCTTCGGGCAATCGTCGTCGAAGACGAGTGGGAACCCGTTGTAGTCGATGTACTTGAAACCGCCATGCAGGGTGCCGGCGTTGGCATCGTTCCAGCGCTTCTGCGCCTTGAGTGTGTTGACGTACCGCCGACGTACGCCGCGAGTCGTCAGCAACAGCTCCGTCTCCCAACCCTTGGCACCGATCTGGTCCAGCAACAGCTGCCCGACATCCTCGTCAAACGTGGTGTTGTTGCCGTTTGCCTGAACAGCCTGCCACCAAGCGTTGCCGGCCTGGGATGCATCGATACCGTGCAGCGAGTAGTTCTGGGACAGGTCGGAGCGAGTGATCTTAATCAGGCCGTTCAGCTCCAGCCCACCGTTACCGTTGACCACCGGTACATGCGTACCGACCGTGATCGACGCCGACTGGTCAGAACCGCTGTACGTCACCACACGGGTAGACGTGTTGATACCCGTAACCTGGACGTTCGGCGTACCGACCACAGCAAGCGTGGCGTAGTTCATAAAGTCGATGAACATACCCACACGCACATACTGTAGCGAGTCGAGGGTGATGGTGTTGGTACCCTTCGCGGTGATGTTCGCTAGAATACCCGACGAATCGCCGTAGCCCTGGCGGTTCATGTCCTTGCGAAGGTCGTTCACTGCACCGACCGTCTCGCCCTCGAGCAAGCGAAGGTACGCACCAACACTGCGCTCGGTGACCTCCATCGCGAAACCCGACAGCTGGATGGTCTTGTAGAGCTTCTTGACCTTATCGATCAAGTCGTTCCAGCTCTGAATGCCCGGCGTAGGCAGCGTGCCGCCTTCAGCGCGTGCCGTACCCGACTCGTTGCGTCCAGTGTGGACGGCAATGACCCACTGACGACCAGCGAACTCGACGATCTCTGCGTCCTTCGAGATGCCGGCGTAGTCCATGGTCTCGCCCTCGATGGCGTTCATCGTACCTGATCCTGCCTCCAACTCCGCCGGGGAATACCCGAACAGCAGGATCGCCCGCTGATTGAGCATCTCCCTGACAACGGGGAGGTAGTAGTTCTGCAGGATCTGGTCAGCACTTGAAGTAGTCTGAGTTGCCACGTGTCACCTCCTCGTTATCCTTGGCCTATGCCCTGCGCCAACAAGCGAGCGACAACACCCGTGAGTGAAGTCGCCGCCGCGATCTCATGCATGGCCGTGCTTGCTGCACCTGAACCGTCAAAGACCTGCAGCTTGGAGTTCGTGTAATCCCACCCGATCAGCCATCCCGCGGTCTTAGACGTGGCACCATCAACGAAATAGATGACACCATTTTGTCCGAAACCCAACTGTGCAGGGGTAAGCGGATATCCGCCCGCGGGATATGAACCGTCGAATGTGACGTCCACGAGTCTCTGGAAGAGGTCTCCGGCGGCCCAGCGCTTGATAATCACCGCTGAAGCTGCCATAACATCTCCTTACTCGGGGCTCAAATCGGGGAGACGACCAGCGGCGATATCTGCCTCAATCAGCTTCCTCGCCTCCTTCATGCTCTTAGGCACGATGGGTGGCATTGGCGGAAGCCCACCAGAGGGTACCGCGCGAGGCGTTCCCGTTCCTCGATGTTGTACGACAGACCCCAGATTAGCGTCCCGGTCCTGTAGGAAGAGATTACGTGCTGCATCAGACATGTCCTCGAGGCTCTGGAACTGAACGTCCGAACCCGCAACAGACTGAATGTAGAGCAACCGCTGCCTTGAAGTAACCTGAACACCATCCTGCTCGTCCTGTCGCTGCCAGTGGTCGAGCATATGATCGAGGCGTCGTTGCGTATCCGCTTGCTCACGCTCCCTCTTGAGCTCTGCGACATACGCCACAGCCTCCTTGGCCTCTGCAGGGAGCTCTGGAACGGGCTCGCCGTCCCCATCGTCTGGCGTACGCGCACCGTCCTGCGATCCGCTCGGAGTCAGAAGCTCCTTCAAGGCGGTCTTTCTCGCATCGGGCAAGTCCGTTTGCTGATCGATGAGACTAGCAAGTGTTCCAACGGGGTCCTGCATGTAGGCCTGTTCAAAGCTCGCCAATCGAACCGCGGAGTCCGGGTCGATCCCCATGGAGACCAACGCCTCGTAAGGCCTCAGCTCCTGGAGACGGCTATTTACCTCCGAGAACCTCGAGTACGGGATCGTATCAGGAGGACCACCCGCCGGTGTCTCTACGGTATTTGACGTCCCCGCGGACGAATCGGACACTGGCTGTGGGTCCTGACCTTGCCCGGTACCCTGTGCTGGGCTACCACCGGGATCGTTCACGGGGACTACCTGGCTCATATCGATGCCGTCGGCAGCCATTCGTGCCCTCACCTCAGCAGTCAAATCTGCCCCTGAACTCATTTCTCTCCCCTCCGGTCCTACCCTTTACGCTCTGGTCAGCGGTCGGGACCTGCAGAGATAGACGGGCCACCAACGTCGCGCTGATTGCCCTGGTTGAAGTTTGCCATCAGCTCCTCGTCCATTCGGACCATTCGCTTTGCTTGCGCCATCGTCTTAGGCCTTGGCGCCTCGACCTCCGCTAGGCGATCAACGTCTCCCATCTGCATAGCCCTCTCCACATCGCTGGCAAGGAACACCCGTCCCACAGATGTGTCGATGCCCTTCCCCTGTAGGAACTTGAGGGCTTCATTGGCGTTGTGGAGTTGACCGCTCATGGGAAGTTGACCACCTCACTGCGGCCGCCCGTCAGTGCAACCTTCTGTACGGTGTCGAACGGCACACTGAAGTACGCCCCCTGCGACCTCTCACGTACTCGAATGACCGCATCGGGCGCAGTGTAGGTGTACAGCTCGTTGCCCTCGTCGTCCCGCTTGGTGGACACAGGCGCGTCGAGCACCGCTGCCGGCTGACCCACAGCCCAATCCGGAAGGTCCGGGGCTGCGCCAAGAACGACCCACGACTCACCTGTAAGCTGAAAGTGCTCATCAGGATTATCCGACTCCGGAATAGTCGCCACATCCACAGTCTGTACGGTCGAACCGCCAGTGCTGAAATCCGCAGGCGCGGCAGCAATCTCCGCCACTTCGTCGCTACTACTCGACTTCTCATGGATCTCGCCACTGTCATCGGCCTCGAGAATCGTGATAAGGTCGGACTTGCTCGTACCGGGGGCAACTTCGAGCCCGCGAGCGTCGATCTCATCCTGGAGCTCGGCCTTCGTCATGCCCTCGTAGTCCTTCGTACTACTCATCTTACCTCCTCTCATCTACCTTGGGTTGTAGCACCATGCTGGCGGACCATGCGCGCATCGAGGCGCGTCAAACCGCCGCCAATAACGTCGGGTACTGCAGTCGTCGAACGGCTCTCATTGACCTGACCCGGTAGCGCCTGCTGTCCGGCGGGCGTGCCACCCACTTCACCCGGTGCACCCTTGGCAGCAGCCTGCATTTGCATCGCCTGCTGTTGCTGTTGCTGCAGGAACTGCTGGTGCAGCGAAATGTGCTCATCGAACAGCCTCGGAATACCCGGGTGAGTAACCGACAACGTATCGAAGTCCTCGTCCATCATCCTCGAAGTATGCCGATCAATGTGGATCTGATGATTCTGCCATTGCTTCACGGGCACAGCCGTAGACACGACCTGCTCCAGCTCCTGCGGGTTATCGGACTCGGGTAGCTTGAACGAGCCTAGCTGGGAGCCATACATCATCAGATCATTCTCCCGATCTGCCTGGGCAACATTCTTGTCGTTGTTATCCGCCTCACCCGCACCCAGGTCAAGCTCCTCCTTGATCTCCTTAGGATCAGTGAGGATACCCAACTGCACAAGTTCGAGCGTATATTGCTGGCGTGCAGCCTTGCTCTTAGGCATAGCGCTGCCAGCCTGACAGACAACGTCAGTGTTGTTCTTGAGGTCAGCACCCTTGAACTTCATGGCGTCGTACTTGGACGTATCTTTCTTCCACCGAATGATACGGTTCTCTGTATAGAACTGACCGAATCGGCTCAGCGTCAGCGAACCCATCAACGATGTAGCCAGCTCCATATTCTCAATCGTCGGCCCCAGCTTCGTGTCGTCCTCCTCCTGCAAATACGCCACAGCCACACCTGAGCGTACGCCAGTCGGCACGTTGCCACGGGAAACTTCGCTCTGACCCGAGATGTCGAGTATCTGCTCGCGCAGCCCCGCCAGCAAGTTATCGATCTGCGGCGGCAGCGTCAAGCCCTGAACAGGCTGTGGTGGCGGTATATTTGGCACGTGGACATATCGAATCATACCACCCGCCACGTTACGGATCTGACCCTTGATCTTGTGCTGCGTCGCCAGGAGCCACATCGGATTGGCCATGAAGTCCTTACCCTCGATCAGCTGACTAGTAGTCTTATCGACCTCCAGATTCAGCCCGCGGATCTGATTAACGTTGGTGTCAGGCCATATGCTCGTCGTGGCAGGAATGTGCTCGTAGAACACGAACGGTATACGGCCGTCCTGATACGGAAATGCAGGCGAGATATCGAGTATCTTATCCTGCGCCCAACGGAAGAAAATGCCATTCTTGAGGAACGGATTGCCTCGGTAATAGTTCGGCTCCAGCCAATACGTGTGCAGATAGCACGAGTCCTTGTCGTAGGAATCACCTGTAGGATTGACGGCACCGATTCGATCCATCATCAACTTCTCCATGGTGCCCAGATGCGTCTCCTCAGGATTGAGGCTACTCGCCGTTCGACCGTACATACCCTTCAGCACGTCAATGTCCACAACCTCTGTGGTAATCAGGTCACGAATCTCCTGGAAATCAAGCGCTGCCGGGTCTGGATACAACTGAAATGGAGAGTACACCTTGTACTCGACCTCACCCAGCGGCATCTCCTCGGTGGGCATTTCATCGATTTCGCCCCGATGGACCATCTCCTGAATCTCACGCTCGCGCACGGGATTGAACGTCGGTTCCCCCGTTTCGGGATCGATCAAGAACTTCATCATCCCGGCATCATCGTTGAGATAGTCCCATCCCACGTAGATAGCACCAACGCCGCAGTTTATCATCCACCACCAGGCAGCTCGGCGCAGTTTCTGCAGCCTAAACTTCCACTCCGCGAAGTCGAGCGCAGACTTAGCGACCTGAGTAGCAGCGATATCGTCGCTGGAGTTGCTGTTGGCGATCACGTCCATGATCGGCCGCGACTTAGAGAGCTTAGACAGTTCAGTACGCGCTACACTCAGGCTATGATTCACCACCAAACGTGGTTTCTTGTCGGTCATGGCAGCCGACCAGTTAGGATCCCGATCCTGGAACACCGCCTTATTGGGGTCATACTGGGCGTGATGATCGCCCGCCACCATAGCGATGTTGTTCCACCACTGCACCTCATGTGCGCGCCTCATGTTGGCCCGATACTCCCGCGCCGTCTTGAGAGCGTTCAGCAGGTCAGTTTGACCCTTTGCCTCACCGATTCTCACTTCTCATCCTCCCGCCTGAAGAACTCCTCATCGAAGTCCTCAGCGATGATTTTCTCCTCCTCCGCCACAGCCCTCATTCGCTGGGTGATGTTAGCGCTGTGGTCGATGAAACGTCCGCCAGCGTTGAAGTGGCCCGACACGCCCTCCTCCTCCTCATCCGGGAGTATAAAGCCACCAACGTCAGCAGTCTCAGAGCTCTGATACGCCTTGAAGAGTGAGAAATCAAGCGCCATAAATCGATCCAGCACCCCGTTGATCTGTCCAACATTGCGCTCGTGGATCCTCTCGAGGGCCCCCAACGTATCACGATGCGCTTCAACAAACTCATGGCTCACCGCTCGAGACGTCTGGAGCATCCGTAGAGCAATCATCGAGATAACGACAATCGATGACACCGCAAAGATAATGCCCAATACTACGGCAGCCCAAGCCATTATTCTGTGATCGCCCTCGCCTTCGCCAGCGACACGCGCTCCCGACGACGGCGCATGTCAATCTCGCCCTCGAGGTCATGGATCTTACGATTCAAGGCACTGATCCTAACGTCCTTGTCCTTCGCCGTTTGCTGAGAGATCCACCCAAAGACAGTAGCCACCTTGCCAGCACAATCCTCACAGAGATACCCCGAATCGCCCCAGTTGTAGTCCAACCCCAAGTCAAGGAAGGGACCCACTTGCCCAGTAGTGCCGTCCGGCGTATTGCCCCGCCCACAGACCATACAGGCGTTAGGCGGGTTCGTCATTGTCTCTACGAGGTGCATCATGCCTCCTGTAGCTCGCGCAATCGTCTCAGACTGCGATTGGGTCCGTTGTACGGGTTTCTCTCGTTGGCCTTGGCCAGTTCTGCCTCGAAGTGCTCATCCAGCTCACGCGCCTCCGCCTTGAGTGCTGAGTTATTGACAACAGACACCGCCTGCTCAAAAGTCCCGAGCGTCTCCTCAGGCAGCTCATCGTCCAGCGCCACAAGAATATGACCCAGACAGTCGATGTTGTGGTCGTCCTTCTTACGCGGCTTCTCAGCTGAATCCTCCTCGGAGAAGTTACTCCGCTGCGGCTTCCAACGATACTGCGGTAGGTAACTCACCATCTTTTCGCAGTCCTCGAAGATATATAGGCGGGGCGCTCCGTGCCCGATGATCTTATCCGGGTTGTCCCGCGAATACACCGGCATTGGATCCCCACCCAATGGATGCCGATGCCCCACCTTGGGACGTAGATACTCTGTGATGCGGCTGATACGCGCCCCCGGATCTCTATCCGCAAACTCCGGATACCAGCCATTGTCATTCATCAGGTCGAGCACAGTTCGTCCATCCGTTTGGCTACGAATGAGAGCCTCACGACCGACCAATCTGCGCCAAACGTCCTCGTCCGAACCGCCCCAATCGTCAAGATGCTCCTCCTCGAAGCACGTCGCCGCCCACCACGAAACGTCCTGCCCCGTCTCCAACACCTCTCGATAGACGTAACAGTTGCCTGTCGGGTCACGAGCGACCCATACGAGAGCACCCTCATGCCGAATGCCAGGGTCGTAACACTGCCACCGCTCCCAAGTACTGGGGATTCGGAAGGGCTTGACGAGGTGAACATCGGGATTGAAGTCCACAAAGATCTGCCCAACGAACACATCGTGAGAGCCCATGACGAAGCGATCGTACCAGTGCTTGGGCAGGTTCTCGAACTGCTCCAAGTAGTCCTCGGGCAGATTCGGATTGTCGAACGGCGTCGCCTCAACACAGCCATACTGACGCACGTAGCCATCGCTACGCTTGGTATTAATGAAACGGTCCCACAGCCAGTTATGGCCGTTCGGATTGAAGCTCAGAATCCCCTCGCGTGGCGCCTGATGCTGACGGAGGCGGCCATGGAACTTGAGGAAGATGTCCTCTTCTATCTCCTCAGCCTGGTCAATCCAGAACAAGCCAAGGTTGTAGTTCTCGATCTTCTTGGGGTCGTCGAGCGGCAGGCCGTGAATCGTGCTCCCATTCACCAGCTCCATGTACAGGTCAGACTTGTTATAGAGCCGTATGCACTCCTTAGGCACCCCATGCCACCCGGTGGGTTGTGTATCACCCTGCACCCACATCTTCCACGTAGTCGCCTTGAGCTCCGGCCTCGTCTTACGAGCGATGATACACTCGGTGTTAGGAAACTCCATGAGGCGCACGAACGTCTCAACACAGCCCGCTGTGGTCTTACCGTTACCCCACCCACCACAGAAGCCACGGTACTTATAGCTCAGACCGTGAAACCTCGCCTGCTTGGGGTTCGGATCGTAATCGAGTGAGACTTGTGCTGTAGTC